ACAGGGCGCAAGCGCCCTGACAATGGTTTGATTAAGCGATGAAGCGCGACTGAATAGCAGTGTCAACACGTTCCATTGCGGCGTGGTATGCGGCCAGATCAATAACAACATTTTGCCCTGCTTTTGGGTTCTCGATCTTGTCAGCTAACTGCTCAAGCAGTTTTGCAGGTGTCAGTTCTTTGACGATCGCAGGAGCTTTTTCCTCATCAACATACCATGCGTCTTGATCTTGCAGGTAATCGACGACAGCGTCGCCGTTGGCAAAGTCAGCGGTTTTGTGCGCAGACTTATTGAGTTTAAATGAGCCATCCTTTTGTAGCGTGGCAAAGCAGTTATCTTGAATATACTTTACCATGCGCTTGCGATTGATGCCGCTAGTGGCTTTATACAGTTCGGCAAACATAGACACGTCGCGGTGCTCGTAAGCATGGCCGGCCGTGTGGACTAATACAGTCTGGATGCGGCCGCGCAGAGATTTAGCATCGGACTTGATTGATGTAACTTTTGTTTTAAGAGCTTTAATAGATAACATAGTATGTCCTTTCTGAGACAAGGGTGGATAATTTGGTACATGAAAGCGCACCACGTGGATGCACTTACAAATACCGCGCCCCATTGTCAGAGGGGTTGTGCGGTATCCGACATTATTCAGCGTGCCCCTCCATTGTCTCAGAGTGAGGTTCGGCCGCAAGGTCACATTGGGTGACGCATACACGATCCGCGCTTATGGTAAAGCCGATTGGTTTCCCCGCATGCAGTAGCGGTTGACGCTTGAGAACTTTCGCATCCTTCGCACACTAAAGCGTGCGAGATCACCTACAATCCCAACCTTTCGACTGTGGACGATGTGACCCGAAGGTGTATCTAACCGTCCTACATATGGCGCGACGTCAACAGGGGGGGGAGTGACCGCAGGGGGGTGGCCACCCACCCAGCCCTTATGTATTGCGTGTACAGCAGCCCCTATTTTTCCCATTGTTCCCCCTTTGTTCCTCCCACGCCTATCTTGACCCGTTGATGCCAACGTGTTAACAGATGTACCTATGAGTAAGCATATAAACCAAGCAATTGATCCCACCCAATCGCATAAAGCGCTGCTATCCCCTAAAGATTTGCTTGCGATTGAGGCCGATCCGGCCAAGATGGAGACCTTTTCGCGCCTCCTTGGTGCAGTAAACCTCGATAATTTGTTCCGCCACATGCAAAATCCGGACATAAACCCTGCAACACGCATAGAATTTCAGAAGATGCTCAACAAAATGGGGCGTTTAGAGCCCGATACCAAGTTGGATACCCTCGGGAATGGTCCCCAAGTGGTGATAAACATCACCAGGGCGAAGGATTCACCTGATAGTATTACCATAGATGGTACCAGTGAGGCCGTAATCGATGAAGCATGAGATAAATTTCGAGGTAATTGAGTCCCTGGATGACTTTTTCTACTCGCCAAAGTTCATTTCGCTCGCAGTTGGACCCGTTGGATCGACGAAAACGACCGCAGGAATTATGAAAATACTGCAACATGCGGCTAAAATGGCGCCCTGTAAGGACGGAATTAGGCGTTCTAGGACGATTTGGGTGCGTAATACGCGGGAACAGTTGCGCGATACGTCCATACCGGACTTCCTAAAGTGGATACCAGACGGGGTTATGGGGTCTTTTCTTAAAACAGAGTACAAATTCGTCATAAAAGTTGGCGATGTGGAGTGCGAGGTGCTGTTTAGAGGGCTCGACGACGCAAACGACGTGCGTAGATTGCTCTCATTACAGGCAAGTTTCATTATTTTCGACGAATTTAGGGAAATCCACCCAGATATATACAACGCAGCCCAAGGACGTGTAGGGCGGTATCCCGATAAGATGATGAACACTGTGGGGTGTGTGACCGATGACGGAAAACCCAATATGCACATATGGGGCATGACGAACCCACCGGATATGGATACCTTTTGGGAGGATTTGCTCACGGAGCCCCCCGATAACGTGCATGTAACGATACAGCCCTCGGGTTTAAGCCCCGAAGCCGACTGGACGAAATTTCTGCCCGATGATTACTACGACAACCTCGCCCAAGGTAAAACTGACGACTGGATAGATGTGTACATACACGCAAAATTTGGACGGAGTTTATCTGGGCAACCGGTGTTTAGGTCATTTGATCGAACTGTGCATGGCTCAAAAGAAGAGATGAAGCCTATGTTCACGGAGTCGCCGTTACTGATAGGCGTAGATGCAGGGCTCACGCCCGCCGCCGTAATAGGGCAGGTGGCACACGACGGACGCCTTGTGGTGTATGACGCGCTCATATCTGACGGCATGGGGGCGCTGAGATTTATACGAGAGCGCCTAAAACCGTTGTTGGCTAACAAATTCCCTGGGCGGCAGACATTGGTTATTATCGATCCAGCAGCGTTTCAGAGGGCGCAGACGGACGAGAGAACGGTTGCGGACATATACAAGACAGAAGGGTTTATGGTTAAGCCTGCGCGGACGAACTCCGTTGCGGCACGTCTTGCGGCAGTCGAAAAATTTTTAACTTACGTTGTAGACGGGAAGTACGGATTTATAATTGATACTGTAAGCGCGACCTCGCTCGTGCAGGCGTTGGCCGGTAAGTATCGGTATAAAATAAATACAAAAGGGGCGCGAGACGAGAAGCCAGAAAAATCCCACCCCTGGTCAGACGTCGCCGATGCGTTTCAGTACATGTGTCTGCACGCGGACGGCGGGGAAACATTTGGGTCGTTAGCCGCGTCCACACAGAGAAAGAACGTCGTAAAAGTGTCCGCTCATGGGTGGACTTGATTTGTTGACATGTAAGCAGATGTCGAGTATGGTAATTTTAACGTCACATGTGAGAACGTAATATGGCGCTTGGCCCGCAGTTAATACCAGTTGCGCGAGCCTCTGACCTTGAGGACGCAGCAAACCGAGCTTCCAGCGAGAAGCAGAACAGTCCACTTATGGTGGGTCTGGCATCACACACGCGTAAGCGTTGGGAAATTCTACGAGACCATCACTCAGGAACTATAGAGCCTCGGCTCGCAGAGTGTGTCCGCGCCCGAAACATGGAGTACGAACCCAGTAAAGCCGCTGAAATACGCGAGCAGGGTGGGTCTGAAATCTTTATGGGCATAGTCAGTTCGAAATGCCGTACAGCCACTGCTTGGTTGCGCGATACACTACTGGGAACAGGTGCAGATAAGCCTTGGTCGCTCTCAGCGACACCAATCCCGGAAGTCCCACCAAGCGTAGCCTCAGACTTACAAAATATAATGCAGATGAACCTCCAACAGTATTATGCTGAAGGAAATGGTGAAATTCCTCCGATGGAGCTGAAAAAGCTTGCGTCTGACATGAAAGACACTGCGATGCGGGCTATGAAGTTCGAAGCAGAGAAACGTGTCGAGCGGATGGAAATGAAAATGGAAGACCAGATGGTTGAGGGTGGCTTCGTAAAAGCCCTGTTCGACTTCACGAATGACGTGGCAACGTTTCCGCACGCTATTCTAAAGGGTCCGATCCCACGCAAACGCAAAACAATGAAGTACGTTGAGGGTGGCCTTGGCGTCGTTGAGGTTTTGCGCGATGAGTGGGAACGCGTTGATCCGTTCAAGTTTTACTACGCACCTTGGGCAGATGACGTACAGAATATGCCTATAATTGAGTTACACCATCTTACACGAGAAGACGTGGAAGAGATGCTCGGTGTAGAAGGGTACGACGAGGACGCAGTGCGTTCTATCCTTTCTGACTTTGGCTCTGGCGGTTTCGACTGGCTAGACCACGACATGGCAGAAATGGAAGAAGTTACAGGCGTAGACTTTGACGATGCACACTCTGACGTCGTTGCGGCTCTACAGCTCTGGGATACAATCCCTGGAGATATATTACTTGACTGGGGCTTGGACGAAGCTGAGATCGAAGACCCACAAAAATCATACCCTTGTGAAGTTTGGATGGTAAACAACACAGTCATTCGTGCTGTGCTTAACTACGACCCGTTAGGTCGTAAGCCATACTATGTAACTTCATTTGAGAAAGTTCCGGGTCGTTTAGACGGCAACGGGGTTGCCGACCTGTGTATGGACGCCCAAAATATGTGTAACGCTGCTGCTCGCGCGTTGGCAAACAACATGGGTATTTCATCGGGTCCACAGGTCGGCGTAAATATAAGCCGATTACCGGCGGGTGAGGACATCACACAGATGTACCCTTGGAAAATATGGCAGTTTCGTCAGTCTGATTTCGCTGATTCAACCCCTCCAATGTCATTTTTCCAGCCTAATTCAAATGCCCAAGAGCTTATGTCTGTGTTTGACCGATTTATGGCCATATCAGACGAAGTATCGGGCATACCACGTTACATGACAGGACAGCACGTTCCGGGCGCAGGGCGTACCTCTTCGGGGCTATCTATGCTTATGTCTAACGCAGGTAAGAGTATCAAACAGGTTATAGCAAATATCGATCACGATGTGATGCGACCCATGTTGGAACGTCAGTACCAGAGAAATCTACGGTACAGTGAAGACGAAGATCTGATTGGTGACGTGCAGATTGTTGCGACAGGCGCTATGTCCCTGGTTGTTAAAGAAGCAGAAGCTGTCCGCAAGACTGACTTCTTGCGTCTTGTCCTCGAAAGTCCAGTTGCTCAACAGATCGTTGGGTTGCCAGGGACAGCAGAGTTACTGCGCGATGTGGCGGGAAATCTTAACACAAATGTTGATCGTCTTGTTCCATCCAGGGAAGACGTCCAGAAACAACAAGCTATGGCGCAACAGCAACAAATGATGATGCAACAGCAGCAGATGGCAGAGCAAGAAGCGGCGAACATACAAGAAGACGGAACGGAGATGGGTGGTCGTCAAGACAATACCATGAGCCCACGTCCAAATGGCGCTTAGTGCTTACATCTGTTGACACGTTGACAGATATAGGATAAATTACAGCTATGATTGATCTGAATCTTTGTAACCCACAGCATGTAAATGCACTACTTCGGGTCAAAGAGGCAGGCGATACTTCCCTACAAGATTTACTGGGGGAGTTGGTAGACACGGCTAAAGGCCGACTAGTAAGTGCAACCGATATGGTGACAATCCACCGGTTGCAGGGTCGGGCTGAAGCATTTGAAGATTTACTAAAGGCGATTGAAGAGTCGCCCAAAGTAGGAAACCGCTCGTAAGAGCACAACGAGGCACACCAAGACGGGAGCAGCATACTACGGGCGCTGCACAACAGACATGATGCTTTAAGGAGAACTATATGGCATTGCCAAAACAGGTACAGGCACAAATTGCAGAATTGGAAGAACTAGAGAAAACGCTAGAAGCCCAGAAAAAACCAAAGCTGGTTAAAGACGAACAAGTCGAAACCGCAGTGGAACCCCTGGATACGGAAGTGGAAGTAACTGAAGAAGCCGTTGAAGCAACAACCGAACCTGATGAAGCAAAGTCAGCTGACACGTCACCGACGGACGTAGAGGAAGAGACTTTTAAGCAAAAGTACAAAACCCTAACGGGTAAGTATGACGCTGAAGTTCCACGGTTGCACCAACAGGTGCGCGAAATGACCGAGGCAACGAAACAGCTCCAACAGGAGCTTAAAGCGCTTAAAGTTGAACCGACAAAGTCGAAGGAGAAAGTCAGTTATGTGACCGATGCAGATCGAGCCGAATTTGGTGAAGAACTGATTGACGTTCAACGTCGAGTAGCACAGGAAGTTTCGCAAGAATATACGGAACGGATGGAGCAACAAGACGCAGTTATCCAGAAGCTGCAAGAACAACTTGCGAAGACGGGTAACGATGTTGGAGAGATGAGCTTTACTCAGCGCCTACATTCCGTAGTGCCTGACTTTGCTGAAATCGACAATGATGAACGATGGGTTGCGTGGCTAAATGAGCATGATCCTATGCTTAGAGGTCCGCGACGAGATCAGGCCGCTGCTGCGTTTCAAGCAGGTGATGCCGAAGCAGTTTTACATTATGTAAACCTCTTCAAACAAAGCATTGCCGAACCGGAAACAGCACCACGGCAACAACGCCAGACCGAACTCGAGAAACAGGTTGCACCAAACCGTTCTGCAAATTCTGTACGTACGCAGAGTGCAAACCAAAACTCTAAGATATACTCCTCAAGGGAAGTAGATAACGCTTGGATTAAAGTTCGTGCCCTTAATACTAAAGGAAAATATGCAGATGCGGAAAAACTTGAAGCTGAATTGACAGTTGCATATATGGAAGGTCGCGTTAGAGCATAACTCTTCGTGTTAACATGTAAGCAGCTATCGAGTAACCAAACTTAATAGGAGGCCAAAATGGCTGCTGTATTTCCCGTCGTCGGTTCCGGCGCATTTGACACAAACCCATCTTACTCAGGTGGATTTATCCCACAACTCTGGTCGCAAAAGCTAAACGCTAAGTTTTATGCGAACACAATGATGACTGAAATTTCCAATACTGATTGGGAAGGCGAGATCAAAAATCAAGGCGATACAATTCGTATCCGTCAAGCACCATCAATCACCATCAATAACTACGCAGGAGCGGGCACTACCCTGACTTCTGAAGTTCCTGTACCGATCTTCCAAGACATGCAGATCGACCAAGGTAAATACTTCAGCGTACAAGTAAACGATGTACTTGCTCACCAAGCTGACATGGACTTAATGAACATGTTCACTGATGATGCCGCTAAACAGTTAAAAATTGTTATCGAAAATGACACGTTCTTCAACTGGTTTGTAACAACAGGTGCAAACGCGTCTAACAAAGGTGCAACTGCTGGTGCTATCTCAGGTGCTTACAACTTAGGTACTGACGTTGCTCCAATCGACCAAGCAACACCTGCAAACGTACTAAACGCTATCTTACAGATGTCTTCAGCACTAGATGAGCAAAACGTTCCAGAAGATGGGCGTTGGTTAATCATCTCACCACGCGATCGTCAGTTGTTAATGCAAACAAACATTGCGCAAGCGTATTTCACAGGGGATCAGTCAAGCACAATCCGTACAGGTAAAATCGGTATGCTAGATCGCTTCGACGTATACGTGTCTAACTTGTTGCCAAAAGGTCAAGCAGCTAAAGCTCTTGTTCCAGGTCTATCTGCAACATCTGGTGGTGCAACAGTATCAAACGCTAAAGCACGTCGCATGATGGTAGCTGGTACAAGCACAGCTTGTTCGTTTGCTTCTCAGATTAGCAAAACTGAGCCTTTACGTAACCAAACTGACTTTGGTGACATCGTTCGTGGCCTTGCCGTATTTGGCCGCAAAGTTGTTAAAAACGAAGCATTGGTAACAGCTCTAGTTGGCGCTGCAAGCTAATAGCTAACGGGAGGGGGAACACTCCCCCTCTCACCCTTTAATGAGAGGACTAAGCTAATGGCGACCATAAAGGTTATCGATGTTATTTCTCGCGTCGAAGCTATTTTACAAGATTCAAACGTGCGTTGGCCGCGTCTCGAGCTTCAACGGTGGTTGAACGAGTCGTACCTCAGCATAGTTTTACTCAGACCAGACGCAAACGCGAAGTGTGCAACTTTTACATGTGCGGCCGGTTCCAAGCAAACATTAACTGCATCTAGCGGTGGGTTTCCGACAGCAATTAGGCTGTTAGACATCAAACGAAATTTAGCTTCTATCTCTACTAAGAAGGTGGTCAGGGTTGTTGCGCAGAGTGTTTTAGATGATCAGCGTCCGAGCTGGCACACAGAGACACAAACCGCTAACATTCAGCATTATACTTACGACCCTCGTAACCCTAAAGACTTTTATGTTTATCCTCCGGCGGCGGCAACAGCCCAGTTAGAGGTCGTCTACGTCGACACACCAGATCAGCACGCGCTGACGGACAGTCAGTTAGACCCCGCAAATAGTAATGCCACAGTTATTTTACTTGACGATATATACCTTGGTCCAATCACTGATTGGGTACTGTATAGAGCGTACTCCAAAGATGCAGAGTACGGAGCTAATGAGGCACGCGCTTCAGCTGCTTTTCAAACATTCAACGCGGCTATTGGTACAAAAACTCAAGTGGACGCGGCAGTTTCGCCGTCTCCAGGAAGTATGGTGGCGTAAATGGCTACAACCCCTTGGAGTAAATTTTATCCGTACCTACAACCTTACCTACCGGGTTGTCCTGAGATTGTTATGGAGTCGCACTTGCAAGAGGCCGCTTCTAAGTTCTTAGAGCGAAGCGAGATTTGGCGCTTTGAGATAGAAAAAGATTACGCTGTAAATAAAGTTCCAGACTATCCAATACAGTTGCCATCTAACGAAGCAATCCTAGAAAATGTCTACGAATTAATACTGGACGGGCGACCTATGAGTCGTGTCACAGACAAACATTTAGACACGTCACAGTTTAACGGGACGGGCTCACCATCATTCTACGCTATATACCAAGATACATCCATTCGGTTCTACCCAACACCTGACAATAAATACTCTTTCAGAGGGTGGGGAGTTCTTAAAACAAAACTTACTGCAACGGGTGTAGAAGACTGGATTTTTGAATCCCACGGTCGCTGTATTTCGTATGGAGCTATAGCGCATTTAACATCTGTACCTGGCAAAGAGTGGAGCAACATGGAGTTGTCCATGTACTACCGACAAAAGTTTGCCAAAGAAATCGACGACGCGAAGAGTAGAGAGTACCGCAGAGTAAGAACGCGTGTACAGTTTCAAAACTTTTCTGGTCGTAGAAGGAGAGCATAATGGCAACATCATTTAACTACGTACAAGGCGATACTGGACCACAAATAAAAGTGACGTTGGTTGACGAAGAAACAAACACAGCTACAAATCTTACAGGTGGTTCTGTAACTCTGCATTTTCGTGCTGTTGGAGAAACAACAGTATTATTCTCGCGAGCGTTGTACGTAAATCCAGACACTGCTGCTACTGGAGTAGCAATTGTTCAGTGGCAGGCAAACGATTTAAACCAAGAAGCTGGTACTTACGAGGGTGAGCTAGAAATAGTTAAAGCCTCTGGACTTCGCGAAACTTTATTTGACACGTTGCGGTTTAGAATCCGGGAGGACTTTGCGTGAAGCTCAAATCCGCAATATTCTATGAAGCACTTAAAGCTGCCTACAAGCGACTGGGTATTTCTGCGAGTTATGTTGCGACGTCAAGTTTTACACAGTTAGGGACAACGGCGACGTTTTCAGCGTCTGCTATAAAAGCCTCGTTTCAAACGGGTGAGTTTTTAATAAGTTCAGAATTTTTAGATGTGTTAAATCCTCTTGATGGCGTTGGGTCATCAGACGGTGCTGTTTTAAGTGTGTTTAAAACATTTACTGACGACTCTAGTGCGGCGGAAGATGCTACTCTAGCGTTCTTTAAAGTTCTTGCTGAAAATGGGTACGTAAGTGAAGAGCACATATTTAGTTTCTTTAAGTCGCTAACCGAAACAGCAACAGTTTTAGACCCTATTAGTAAAAACTTCAGCCCTGGCTTTACTGACGCGTACGGCGCCAGTGAGGTATTGACGCTTAATTTAAGTACGGTGGCAAACGACAATTTTTCTACCAACGATCAATTATTCATTAAGCACCCCAACAAAAGATTAAATGAAGCTCCTTCTGCTGTGGATGCAATAGAGGCGTTTGCAATTACTAAACTCCTCGCCGATCAAGCAACTGTAACTGACGACTTAGACGGTGAAGCAACGGCAGAAGACGATCAAGAAATGCAGTTTGCAAAAGTTACGGGAAACATAGCTGCGGCTATAGACGTCCTTACCTTAGCTGTGAACTACAATAGAGTGTTTACGGACAGCTACGGAGTTACGGACAGCGATGTTCTTCACTTTGGCAAACGTCCGGCAGACACAACCTCCATGACCGACGTGGGGTCATTACGAAGTCAGGGTTTTGCTGATTTCACTTACTTTGCGGAAGACTACGTCGGCGCTTCCCGAACCTTTACTTAGGAGATCGAAATGATCCTTGAAAACTTAAAGCTATCCGGTCAGCTTAACATCGTCCTAAAGGACAAGGCCGGGAACATTAAAGAAGAACGCGTGGAAAAGAACCTCGTTGTAAACGCAGGGCTTGCTTATATCGCATCTCGTATGACAGGTACTTCTAAAGCAGTCATGTCACACATGGCGCTCGGTTCTGGCACAACAGCGGCGGCCGCAAGTCAAACTGATCTTGTGACTCTACTAGGATCTCGCGAAGCATTAGACTCGGCAACGATCACCGGTTCTAACAACGAAAAAGTTGCATACGTATCTGCGTTTGAAGCAGGCGATGCAACGGGTGCTGTAACAGAAGCTGGAATTTTCAACGCTGCATCCTCGGGTGATATGCTTTGTCGTACTGTATTTAGCGTCGTTAACAAAGCTGCTGATGATACCATGTCCGTTACTTGGACAATCACTTTAGCTGCATCTTAATAGGTAGGGGGGAACAATGGCTACTATTGTAACACGATCTGGCAAGGGTTCGCCCCTAACTAACAATGAAGTTGACGCGAACTTTTCCAACTTAAACACCGACAAGTTGGAAAGTGTAAATAATACGCATTGGAGTGGCACAGACCTTTCCATTGTGAACGGGGGAACAGGAGCATCTTCGGCTGCTACTGCTCGCAGTAATTTAGATGTCGACCAAGCGGGAACGAGCTTGGCAATGGCAATAGCATTGGGGTGATTCATGGCAAACGTCTTTAAGAACTACACAAGCGCCTCAGTTGGTACAGGTGCAACTACAACATACACAGTCCCATCGTCTACGACCTCAGTGATGATCGGATGTAACTTAGCGAACCGAACAGCATCCTCGATCAAAGTAGATGTACAGGCGGCTGGAGTATACGTCATTAAAGATGCTCCTATTCCTTCTGGGTCAGCTCTATCAGTCTTGGATGGCAAGATTATCTTAGAGACTACAGATACTGTTGTCGTAACATCAGACACTGCATCATCTTGTGACGTTATCGTGAGTGTATTGGAGCAAACATAATATGGCTGGATATATAGGAAGTAAATCATCTGTCACACAAGTTGATGGATACACGGAAGCTGAAGCTGATGCTGAGTTTGTAGCTAAAACTGGCGGTACAATGACAGGTAACTTAACAGCTCCACAAGTTGAAATTGGAAACGGTTCTGCTGGTGGTACATCTCAGATACTATTTAGTGATAATGTAAGTGCTAGGGGCAAGATACTGTATGACCATAGTAGTAACCCTGAGACTTTGCTGTTACAGACTACTGGTACTACTGCAATATCAGTTGATAACTCGCAAAACGTCAGCATTCCCAATGGCAACCTGTTATTAAGTGGCAACGCTACATTTGCAGATAATGGTAAAGCCATATTTGGTGCTGGGTCTGACTTACAGATTTACCATGATGGTACAAACTCTCTACTTGTAAATGGAGCAGGTGATTTAGAAATTAGAGGTGCTGGTGCTGGTGTAGGTAATGTATTATTAAGACCTAAATCTGGTGAGAATGGAATAATTATAAAACCTGATGATGCAGTATTACTATACCACAATAATTCCAAAAAGTTTGAAACAACCAGTGTAGGTGCCACAGTAACAGGTAAACTAGGTATTGGAACTTCAAGCCCCTCAAGAAATCTAACAGTAAGTTCATCAGGTCAAACAGATTTAGCTATTATTGCGGCTTCAGGTTCATCTGCTCAATTATGCTTTGGCGATGGTGATGATGATAACGTAGGTCAGATTGAGTACAGCCACCCTACAGATAGTATGAGGTTTTATACTCAGGGCGCAGAACGTATGCGCATCGACTCGTCAGGCAAAGTGATGATTGGCACAACCACTGAAGGTCAAGGACAAGCTGACAACTTTACTGTATCAGACAGTGGCAATATGGGTATGACTCTTAGGTCAACTGATAGTAATGAATGTTCTATTTTCTTTTCAGATGCAACCTCTGGCGCTGGAGAATATGCGGGTTCGGTACAATATTCACACAGCACTGACGCCTTGTTTTTTGGATCTGCTGGCACAGAACGTATGCGCATCGACTCGTCAGGCAACTTGTTGGTGGGTAAAACGTCAACATCTTCTAGTGTGCGTGGTGTTCGTTTTGCTGGCGACACCCCAGGATACTCAGAGCATACAAATAGTGGTGGTTCTTGTTTTTATCTTAATAGGCTTACTAACGTAGGTACTATTATACAATTTGCTCAAGCTAATAGTAATGTGGGCAGTATCTCTGTATCTGGTTCAGCTACATCCTACAACACATCATCAGACTACAGACTAAAAGAAAACGTAGTAAACCTAACAGGTGCATCTGCAAGAGTTAACCAACTTAACCCATCACGATTTAACTTTATAACTGATGACACTAACACACTCGTAGATGGCTTCTTAGCTCACGAAGTTGCAACAGTAGTACCAGAAGCAATCACTGGCACTAAAGATGCTATGAAGGACGAAGAGTACGAAGTAACTCCAGCAGTATTAGATGATGATGGTAACGTCACAACTGAAGCTGTCATGGGTACTCGTAGTGTTCCTGATATGCAGGGCATAGACCAAAGCAAACTAGTGCCATTACTTACAGCCGCACTACAAGAAGCATTAACAGAAATAGCATCTCTTAAAACAAGAGTTGAAGCATTGGAGGCTTAATCATATGTCAGGATACATAGGCACACAGCCCGTACCACAAGCCACACAGACAAGGGACGCATTCACAGCAACTGCTGGGCAAACCAGTTTTGCTACAAGTGGGTACACGCCAAACTTTCTTGATGTCTTCTTGAATGGAGTTAAGTTAGCCGCCGCAGATTACACAGCTACGAATGGTTCTGACGTTGTATTAGCATCAGGTGCAGTCGTTAATGATATACTAGAAGTTGTAGCTTACACTACGTTTGAATCAGATAG